TACACTAACAGGCGCCTACATTCGCTTTCGTGGCTTGGATGATAGCGAAAAAATAAAGGGTTTGGCAGGATTTAAGCGCGTGTGGCTTGAAGAGATAAGCCAGTTTGACGAACTAGACCTTAAGCAGATTAGGAAGCGTTTAAGAGGTATGAAAGGGCAACAAATAGTTGGTCTGTTTAACCCTATTGATGAAGACCATTGGCTTAAAGTTAATTTGTTCGATACTTACGGACTTATCTCGCAACCCGTGACAACGAATATAACCGAGCATGCAAGAAACGAGAAGGGTAATTTTGTCGTTTACAAAGTTACTTACTTGAACAATTATTTCATCGTCGGGAAGTGGAAGAACGGCAAGCAAATAGGAGGTTTTGTTGATCAACATACAATCGATGATTTTGAAAAGGATAAGGTAGACGATTATGCCTACTATCAAATATATGCACTTGGTAATTGGGGTAAAATCCGTACAGGTGGCGAATTTTGGAAGGATTTCAACACCAATATTCACGTTGGTAAAGTTAAGTTTGATCCGACGCAACCAATACACCTCTCGTTTGATGAAAACCTGCTCCCTTACATTACTTGCGAGGTTTGGCAAATACAAAACGGTAAGCCAAGACAAATCGACGAGATATGTCTACCAGATCCGCAAAACAGGGTTGCGCATGTTTGCCGTACATTCCGTGAGCGCTACCCAGCATCAAACGTTCATGGGCTTGTGATAACAGGCGATAGGACTTCGTTAAAAGATAACACTACCAAGGAGAAAGGGCAAAACTTCTTTACCGAAATCATGGCGGAACTTGCAATGTATAGGCCCGTACTAAGGCTGCCAAACATAAACCCGAGCGTTGCCGATTCAGGCGACTTTGTCAATGCCATTTACAGGGGCGCTGTTCCTAACTTGGATATTTTAATTGACGAGAAGTGCGTTAAGTCGATACACGATTACCAATATACACTTGAAGACAATAACCGTGGTGTGCTTAAGAAAATGATAAGGATTAAGGCTACTGGGCAAAGCTATCAGGAGTTTGGGCACTGTACTGATGCTAAGCGTTACTTCTTAACAATGGCATTCAATACCGAGTATAACACATTCTTAAGACGACATGAAGTAAATCGCCCATTAACTGCGCCGCAAAGAGTTAGGAACAATTCATTTTAATTTATCGACTACCTACTGCACATCCAAGACAGGGACTTTAACCAGTTAATATCAGCCAATCCGCTTGTACAAAAACAGGCTGAACAGTGGGCAATTGACAAAGTCCGCAGTGTTTTGGTGCAACGTTGGGATTGCGATGAGGAATTTAAAGACACTCATGTATGGTCGCCACTAAGCACGTACACCGCAGACGATTTAGTTTACCTAGACGCCTCTGCATTTGTTTCCGGTGCTTACGGTGCAAGTTCATTGGTATTATACACCGACGGTAAAGTGTATATTCGTACAGCAACAACTGCTGGGTACACTACACAGGCGCCTGGAAATGCTACCTATTGGACCGTTCTTGGTACTCGTTACGATTTGTTTAATGTGATAGTATTGCAAGAATGGTTTGACTCGCTTACTTACTACACAATTGGTGATCAAGTATTTTACAAAGGGTATTACTACACCGCCATTCAATCGGGTAAAGGCGTGCTTCCAAACGATAAAGTAAACGGAGCAAGCTATTGGGGTACAAAAACAAGCGCGGCCATTACGACGGGTATTTTGCCAACAAATACAACACATTTTGCAGAGGGTGACAATAGAAGTTCGCAGATTTTTAACATTGTTATTGACTTGGCCATTTACAAGATACAGTACAGGCTTGCACAGCAAAAAATTACCATAGCGCGAGCGAATGCCAATACCGAGGCGTTGAATCAATTGAATGACTTCATGCATGGCAATGCAACACTTGAAAACTTCCCGGTTAAACAGGCGGTCCAAGGGTTGCGCACAATGATAACAAGTAACGAAAAAAATATTAACACATACTAGCATGTCTTTGAAATTAGTAAGAATGAAAGACCCTGCACAGGAAAGAGTGCGCCAATTAACCTCTCCAGAATACGCTAACATTGCCAAGTCGCACATGTTTAGGCTTCAAGTAATGCGAGAGCGCCAAGACGTAAAAAATTGGCGTGACGTAAGAAGCTGGGCAGAGAGGGCATATTTCCCTAGCCGTGTTGGGTTGCAGAAAATGTACGCTGATACCAAGGACGACGGGCACGTTATTTCTTGTTACAATAAGCGTGTGGACATGACCATGCAGCGCCCTTTTTGTGTTGGCATTGAAGGCGAAGATAATGAGCAAAATGATATTTTGGATGCTAAATTTTTCGGGTACTCGTTTATTAATTGGGGAGGTGTTGACGAAAAGGGCAACCTTACGGGCTTGAAAGTTGTACCCCGTGAAAACTGTATGCCTGATATTGGAGGGTTGTATACTACGGACCAAGGCGGTGTTAATCGCATACCATCAAACATAAATCCAGCACTAAAATTTACGGATGAAGAAATTCAGCCTTGGACAATGTGGGTAACGACGCCGGACAACATAAGCCGTTCGTCTTGTGGATTTGGTGAGTTCTACCCGGTATCACTGTACGCTATTCTTTTGCGCAACAATTTAGGGTACAATTCGGACTTCGTAGAGAAGTTTATGACGCCACTTACTATTGGTAAGACGAACAAAACAGACAGGGTTGAGCGTGAAGAGTTTTTAAAAGACCTATCCTCCTTCGGGTCAAGCGCTGCGATAGTATTGGATTTCTTAGATGAGATTTCATTCGTTGAGAGCAAGAATACCGGAACGGCTTATAACTCTTTTGACAATTACGAAATGCTAGGCCATGCCGACGCGATGGATTCAACACCTGGTAAGCTTGGCAATAACGACAACGCTTTAACGTCGCTTAAAGAAAAGGCAATGAACGACGGCCAATTTGTTGAGGACGTAATAAACGACCAATTTCTTGATAAATTGCGATTGCTTGGGTTCAATATTCCTGATGGTACTGTTTTCAAATACAGCAATGACGAACAGGAAGAGCACGAAAGAAACGAGCGTGCGGAGTATAACACGAAGGTTACTGCTTGGGTTAAAAGTTTGTCTGATTCAGGTTACGAAATTGACCCAAACGAGTTATCCGAATTGTTGGGCGTTACTGTCACTAAAAAAGTAGAGGCGCAGACATCAGTTAAGAATGCTATAAACAAGCTGTACGCAGAGGATGTTTAGTGCTGAAGAAATAAATATTTCCCTATATCAAATATGGAACAGAGAGGTTACGCGCTTAAGTTTGCCCAATTGGGTATACCTAAAGTTTGGGCGTTACTTCTCCCGTGGCGTTGACGATGGTTTTGGTGTCAAGTACGACAGGACCGATTATGAGTCAATAAAACTACTAAAAAGTAACGTATATCTATTCTCGGGTGCCAAGACGTTTAATTTTGTTTATGACTGCGAAAAGCTTCTTGTTGAAGGCAATAAGATATTGCCATTTAATATATTTAAAGAACGGGCACAAAGTGTTGGCGTTAATTACTGCGACACTTGGCTAAAGACCGAATACGACACTTGTATTATTCAGTCGAAAAACTGCCGGGATGAAATCTCATTGATTAAGAATAAAGAGTTTTTCCCGATGGCTCGTTACGTTGCATTTATGGACGCTAATACCGCAGAGATATGCAGACAGATGAATGACTATGTCGGTTTGATTGATGACCCTATTTGGAAGATTCACAGCCCACAACAACATTATAGGTGCAGATGCCACAAGGAGCCGTTAATGGATGGCGAAGCGGTGTTGAGTAAGAAGCCGGCAAACTTACTCGCTCCCAATCCGCTGTTTGCACACAATATTGGAGAATCAAAAGAAATATTCAATAAACATCACCCATATTTCGGTGAGATTCCTAAAGAATACCGTAGCTTTGCGAAACAAAACTTTAATTTACCTATACCGAAACTCTAATGGCCAATTCATTTAAGCAGATATCCGGAAACTTAGCTGTTAAGGTTAGAAGAATGAAAGCCGACTTACCTGACGCTATTGGGCTAATGGCTAAGCAACACTTCCAAGGTAATTTTACGCGCCAAGGGTTTGACGACAGTAAGTGGGAAGACGTTAAGCGCATAGAAACCGGCAAGGGCGCAGATAAGACGAGGGCAATATTGAGCGGTCGTAGTGGACGCCTTAAAAAGAGTATTCACGTTGACAAGGCAACATGGAACAAGATTGTTATTGCTACGGACCGTTTGGCTTATGCTAAGATACACAATGAGGGCGGTACAATTAATAAAAAAGAGTCGTCTAAAATACTACATTTTAGAAATGTAGAAATGGATTACAATAAAAAAACCAAAACACACGGACAAGGAACAAAGTTTAGTTCATATAAACGCGCACATTACTCACAAAAAGTAAATATAGGTGCTCACAGCATAGTAATCCCCAAACGCCAATATATGGGAGATTCTCCTGTACTAATGGCCCGAACAAATAAATTAATTACCAACACAATTGATAAAGCTTTTAAATCATGAGGTCAATTTTTGAGGACATATTGAGCGTC